AACTCACTGGTCACAGGGATTGTGTTGTATGCTTGTTCCGTTATTAGAAGATATTGTCTTTGGTTTGGCATAATCATTCACCATAGGTTGATTGTGTTTTTCTACGGACTCGATCTGCTTCTGAATCCGTCAAAATTCTGTTGTACATAAACAATGGAGACTGTTGACCTTCCCAGTATTCCAAGGGGTTCGTGCCGTATGTGCCGGGGAGATAGATGGGGACATCACTTGAGTAAAGACTTGCGGGGAGGGAGCCTACTTCTGTGGTGACAGTTAGTTCTGTCCAGCTTCCGGAGGTGTACTCCCAGACACGGAAGGATGTCCCTCCGATAAACTGAAAACGAAGAAGGCTGTGGGTGTTGGAGACTGTGAAGGAGCCTGACCAAGCGATAGAAGTTCCATTGGTGGATATATAAAATCTAACCTTCCCATCAAATGCCGGGTCACCTGAAGATCGAGCAAGCATAAACACTGCCTGACTGTTGTTAGCGTGCCACCGATCCACAAAGCGTTTCGCCTGAGCAACCCCATCGTCAATATAAAAGTTCCCCCAGATGAACCACTCGGCTTCCGTTGTGACATTCAATGCCGGGTCATAAGGGATGACCGCACGATCCCCGTCCCACCCCGTGTGATTCAGGAGATTGTTGCGGGGGTCGTCGATGGTGTTGCCGAGGGCATCTACTGCGGGATTGCTTAGGGAAGAGGGCAGGAGGATTTCGGCGGGGGAGCCGTTTACTGTGCCATCATTAGAACCAATCTGATCTTCCCAGTCTGAATTTGAAATCCCGCCTCCATTATATAACGGCAGACCTCCAGACGTTATCCCGTAGATCAATCCTTTATAGTAATTAGCGCCCAGACCACCGATGTACGTCAATGTGAAGTCCGGAACAGCCTTACTCCCCAGCGAAGAGCCATTGACAAATATCTCAACGTTCCCGCCTGATTTCACAATCCGTATCAAATAAAGCGCATAATCCTCTAATCCCCCACCATATGAGTAATTTACTGAAGATACACGGAGTCGAACTGAATAACTTGCGCTAAAACGAATACTGTCACCTGAACCGGACATAGCATATGGAGACCCTGCAACGCCAACAGGCATAATATAGAATGAAATATCAGAACCATTCGTGATAGGAATTGAAACGCCAGAGACATTATCATCCACCCCATCAAACCACATCCGCTTATTCCAATCAAGGAGACCCGTTTGGGGAACTGGGAGTCCCTCCCCAACAACAGAAGTGCATCCAGTGTACGTCAGATGATTTCCGTTTCCACTCCGATCAAATTCAGGAAGACCAGTAAGGGTTCCCGCATCGTTACTCCCCATGAGCCAAGATCCAATGATCGTTCCAGAAGCATTCTTGAAATTAACATTTGCGACATCCCCGGCAAAATAATCAGATCCACTTCTACCAATTTCTAAAGGATTTGTACTGAAGTATTGGGTGACTGTTTGTGGTGAGCCAGCTACTGTTCCATCATTTGAACCTGTTTGATCTAACCAATCAGAGTTGGTGACTCCTGCACCAAGGTATGAGTGAACAAGTCCTGTAGCCCCATCATAAAACTCAAAATCCCAAGCCGTACCTTTTAATCTCGGAACACCTGTCACCGAAGCGTGTAGATCCCCTATGTTGTTTATAGTAAAGTTGCCTGTATTCAAAACGCCAGAACTCACGCTTTCTCCATCAATCAATAGATATACAGTAGAACCGATTCTTTTCACTTCGATCTGTTTGACTGTATTGTCTTTTGGGATAACCCCAATACCGACTTGAACACTACCGATTCGTATTGCACAAGACCCACTGCTAAAACAATATATCCTATCGCCAGGGGTGTTGACATTATTGGAAACAAAATGACCTTCTAAACTAACTGTAGAAAAAATTTTGAATCTTACCCTAAAGTCTCCAGTAAGGGTTATGAAACTTCCAAAATTTATTTGATCATCCACCCCATCAAACCACATTTTATCCCCATACTCTTTTGCGGGGGTGGTAATGGAAACATTCTGCCAAGTTCCGTTTGCGTCAAATGCTCCTGTTCCGTAAGTAGTCGGAATACTTCCATCTGAAGTGCTTCTTGCAAGCAATTCAATATCGGTGACTGCTGAAGGAAATGTTGGAGTGACTGAAGCGTAATCACCTACTCCATCAAATTCAACATAGTGTCCAGACGTGTATGCCAACCCAGCGGGATCAGTAATCAGTCCCGCAACATCTGAACGCTTTCGAGAAGCAGACGCCAAAAATGCGTGTGTTGCAAATGTCATGCGCCTCCATCCGTCCATCCGTTTGTTGATCCGTGCCATCCATCAGCACTATAATATGTCAGAACGGCAATATCACCAGACGCACTGCCATTAGTTATCTTGTCTCCGTCATCAAGCGCAACTCCATCCAGCCAAATCTTGTCAGATGCATTAGGATCAACGCTAACTTCAACATCACCTATTGTGATTACAGTGACGTGCATTCCATCAGCAACAGACGGCAGAGTGATTGTCGCGGCTCCTGTAACGTAGATCACATACCCCTTGCACTCAGTTGCTGTCAGAGTCTGAGACGCACTGTAGGTTGAAGTACCAATGCCAATCCCGTTTGGAATTGAAACGCTGCCAACGTCAATTTGAATTTGCGTATCACCAGCACCATCTTTAATTTGGAGAGGATCTAATGCTATTGGAGTAACTTCATTTAGTTTAGCACTATCGCAATATATAAAAGGCATAAATGATGCGAATTCACCAATGCCACCTTGAAAGTATGCTAGATCTGTAAATGTTTTTGTGCCTGCAACACCTTGCTCACCCGTAACTAAAACCGCCTCAGAGTTCGACGGCACATCCAAAGTCGTCCGCACGCCGCTTGCAGATGTGGCGGCAAAGAAGTTTGCACCATAAACTGTTCCACGGAACTGCGGAGCTACCAGTAGCTTCCCGTTGTTTTGGGCGGTTTCTGCATAGCCGATCCGGTACGACCAGTCCGCGTCTCCAGCCGGTGGTGTATTTGCAATTCCGCCAGGTGTCTCTGAAAGATACAGTTCGTCCCCGTCCTCAAAATCGGAAAGGTCAACGCCGGACAACTCGCCAAGAACCACAATATCGCCGTCGCTGTTATGCGCGATGTTTGCAAATGCTACGCCGATTGTCTTTTGTGCTGTTGCGCCAATGTTGGCATCAGCCAAGGCCACGGTGGAGCGATTTCCCGTCGATCCGCTGATGTACACGACCGACCCTTTGTCGATCTGTACACCCGTCTCATTGCGGGCTGTAATCGTGATTGTGCCTTCAAGTTGGTCAATCGCAGCGTCCAGCTCGTCAATGGCAGTCTGCACATTGGTTGCGGTCAGTTCGCTTGTGGTGTTGTCGTACGTAATGTCAGACGCGACTGGATACGTGGTCGTGCCTACGTAGTCCACCGAATCGGAGTCAGGGCTGTATTTAACGGTAAACTGACCAGAGGCAATTACACCTGTCTGGGTGTCGCCGGAATCGAATACTTTGACTGTGTAAAGATAAGTGCCAGTGGCAAAATTGGTTTCTGCTCTGGCTAGCTCAATAGTGGCACGATCTGTCGCGGAATCTACCGTCCCCGTCTTGTTGATGTACAGGGTGTCAGGGTCAGCAGAAAGCCATGCTTCCATCTTGCACGAACCGCCGTCAGGCATCGGAACCCTGTTTGACCAGTCGGAACCTGGTATAAATTGCAGTTTAAGCGATTCTGCTTGATAGAAATCAAACGCTTCAGCGTCCGAATCCCCAGAAAAATCGGTGCGAATTACATGTAGGCGTTGTGAGGCGATTTCTGTCATGGCAATACCTTATACTAATTAAAAAGCATCATAATTGTCAAGATTCATCACTATGATGCTTGTGTGGCTGAAATGGGACTAGTTGCACCCGAAGATGCCCTATGCACTCCCCCTGTGGCTCATGATGCGCCAATGCAACCCATCTGCTTCCATCGTCTTTTGTGATGACGTGTTCGCAAACGCAGTGAGAAATCACGCACATACGGATGCCATTTGGCTTCCATCTGCGCCAATTTAAGAACAGGTCTTGAGTACCTTTGCCGTCGTACCCATCAAACGATGCCAGATGCAACGCCTTTCTGGACAGCAGGTTGCATCCTAAACCAGTCCAATCCGTCTCCAAAACCGCACCTTTCCCTATTCCTGGGAATGCGTTGTCAAACCATCCCCGCCTACGCCACTTCTCTCCGTTTAACGTAAATACGTTATTTTTAGGAGAACATTTTTTGATCTCCTCGTTTACATCAGACCATGCTTTCTTGGCATCCTCTCCTGCGTCTGGCTTCTCAATAGCCTGCTTTGCATCGGTGTACTTGGACATCAACTCTTCCGGCACGTCCCGTTCCTCCACCAAAAAGTCCTCGGCGATTGGATGGCTGGGAGATCCATGTCCACCCAAGAATGCGCTACCCGACTGCGACGGATAAGTAACAAATGCCACGTCGTAATAGCCGTCATCGAACTGTAGCATGTCCAGCATGCAAGAGAGTGCGTTGTATGGCACAAGTATGTCCGATTCCACCGTCCAGCACAGGTCTACGTCCTCGGCTACGGCTCGGTCGAATCCACGTTGCTGTAGGTCTGCAATCAGCATTTGTGCCTGTTCTTTGTATCGAACACCGCCTTCCTGTAAATCCGTGACCTCGATTATCGCCCCAGGGCATACCTTGTTTGCGTAATTTACGCCATCCTCGTCGGTGGATATAACCCAAACAAAGTCTAACTCAGGCCGTCTGGTTTTAGCGTGTGCGATTGCCTTTTTGACCCTGCTAACGCACTCTTTCAACGCATACTGGTACGAATGGCTACAAGCTATGGTGATTGCTATTTTCATCGAGTCATCCAAACAATTACCTTTTCTTCAGGATATACAGGCTGGTCTGCGTGTGCATAAGAACTCATTACAAAATAAGTGCTTGCACCGCCATCTTCTATAACCATGCCTTCTCCAGCATCAAGACTTAAAACCGTTTTTGTAGTGTTGTATGTTGTAACAGCAAGATTGTTGCCCATTGAATCAAATGTAGTCACATTGGCGAACCCTGCCAGAGTTACCGTTACAGGATCTCCATCTGTGAATCCATTGACCACGAAATCTGCGCCTGTCACGTCCACCATTGCATTATCGACAAACGTTTTGCCCCAAGGCAGGCTTACATCATAGGTGAACGTACCAGAGCCTGTAGATGTTGTGCTTGTGTTTGATGTATAGGTTGTCACCGATACGCTGTCAATAGATTGGCTTACGGTAGCCACAGTTAGGGTTTCTGTTACGGTTACAGTATCCGTATCTACAGTTGTGGTATAGGTGTTTGTCTCTTTGTCCACCGTGTACACATTCGGGTAAAATACGTTATCAAACACCTCTGACATGCTGAAGCTGATAAAGTCTGTATAAGCTGCCGGTGACGTTATGCTTAAACCCCAACCATTAGAGTAGCTCATGTCAGTAGACGGAATGACGCCTTGGTCGCTTTCGTATGTTTTTTTGGCTGCGCCTTTTCCTCCAATCTTCTTTACGCCAGCCGGTAGACTGCTGTACATCGAGGTGTCTGCATAGTAGCTAATGCTGTTTCCGCCAGTTAGCCCATTTAGGGTAAATGAATTGCCAGTGGTTATTCCAGGGCTGGCTGTATCTGCTCCAGACGTTGCAAATGTCACGATGGTGTTGAATCCAGTGTGTGACATGACGTTTTGCGTCGATGAGCTGGTGTTGGTATGCGTAAACGTGTTTCCAGACTCAAAGCTGTTAGCGGACATGGTGCTGTCCAAATAAAACGCCACGCTGGATGCCTCAGAAGCGTTAGCGGTCACGGATGGCCCCACAATGCTGTATGTAAAGCTACTGTAACTTACGGTTTCTTCTGATGTGTTGTACAGGTTCTCAACGCTTTCCCACGTCACTAAGCTGGTCAGAGTAGATGAATAGCTGTGCGAATACGTTTCAAAATCCAGACCTGAATCAAGCCCTCTGGTTGATTGCACAGAGCCGTTTGTCGTGCTGTAATCACTAACAGAAATTGTATTGCTGTTTGCACCTGTGATTGCGTTATTGGCTTGCTGTGTGTAGGTCAGGAAACTCCCGATCGCTCCAGTGCCTAAATTAGTCCTATACGCATCCACATAACCACCAGTTACTCCGCTTGCGAATGTGGTTTTGTCGGTAATTAGAGCAAACGCTTGGTTGCCATCTACTGGAGATCCAATCGGAAAACTCAGCGGATTGGCATAGTAAAAGTGTTCCGTGTGGTCTGCGATCAGAACCGTTACATTGACAACGTCGGCTGCTACGTTCGTTACGTTGTCTGACGTAGCGGTATAGACGTCTACAGTCCAAACGGTAGTGTCGGATATATTAGATACAGAAGATGACGTTGTGGTGTGCGTATATGCCTCTGTGTCGGTATACGTGCCGTCTGAATTAGCCGATACCACCTGACGTGTAGTGGCCTGTGCAAACGTGTTTGTGTCGTTTCGATTGACGTTTGTGGTTGCCGTTACGGTATATGGGTAATTGTAATGAAGATTGTGGGTGGAGTTTGACGTTTCTGTCGTAACGCCTGGAGTGCCGTATACTGTCGTGCCGTCGTCTATTACGGTTTCTCCCTCTACTGTGACACCAGACCTTGTGATCGACGTAAACTCTCCCGTTATGGTGGAAGCAGTACCAGACACATTAGAAGTGATTGTCGCGTTGCCACCATCATACTGGCTGTATGTGGAGCGTGTTTCGTTTACGATTTTACCGCCACCTGTAGGTATAAATATAGTTTGAGTTATGTATGTCTGGCTAGTTCCGTATTGACTATCATAGATTGACCTACCTTTTAGAGTATACTTATCGTATGAATGATCTACAGTCTCGGACTTGGAAGAAGATACTCTAGTTATTCCGTCGGTTGCGATTTCGGTGGAATATGTAGTGAAGCTATTGTACGTCCTTTCGACAACGTTTGCCAAATTGGACGCATAGGCCGTTGATACACCAGCTATCATGACACATTCACTTCCCAGCGATACCACGGAATGTAATCACGTTCGCCAGGATCTGGATTGTCGATTGTTTCTTGGAACACTTCGGCTGATGTCGCCACAAGATTGGTGTCACGGATTTGGAATATGACGCCATCATTCAGCACTGCGATAACATCCTTTACGGTGGAAGGCGGTGCAGACGGCGTTGTGGCGGACGGCACTGGATAATCAGTCTCTATAGACAACACGCTACTTACAGGACTGTCAGAACCATTGATCGAAAGCGTCAGAACCACATACTCCACGCCTGAGCCTGTGATGGTTAGAGCGTCAAAAATGTTTGTCGGCACAAGGTTGTTGATCGTGCCTGGCCTGACGGTAATTTTTGTAGAGTTATATTTAAAAACTTGAAACGGATGTTTTTCTGATGGAATAACTTGTTCTTGCTCTACTCTAAGCAAAACTCTATGCCCATCAAATTTAAATGTGCAACCAGACGTCTCCCAGTTATTCATAAAATTTCTGATTTTACGAACAGTTGCTTGCGTTAATTTATCATTAACGCCATTTTTCTGCTGGGAAACTATTTTATGTTTCATGTTAAAGAACTTCTGGTGCTTTGATCACCTTCCCACCCTGAGCAGAACCAAACCCGTACCACTCATAATCACCTTGGTTTGTTGTATCATACTCTACATCACTGTAAAATTTATGCGTTCTTCTAAGAGTGATAATGCCGTATCTTGATTCGTAATCAACATCTACAGTGTATTCTTCTAAAACAGATAAAAGAACTGCTTTCCCTGTATTAACATCACTCTTTGGAAGATTAGGAGCATGAACAAAATAAGATCCGTTGATACCAAAGTTAGTTCCTGCAAGCTGTCCTACTGAAGTCACAAAGCCATCTTTAATGACTCCAAGATCCTGTGCTAGCTCTGTGGTTACAGTTCTAAACAAAGAAGAATCTGCACTAATTACCCTTTGGCTTTCTGCAAAAATAAAAAGTTGTCTGCAAAAAACCTCACCATCAGTGTCGTCAGTAAAGTAATCATAAGAGTTTCTGTGATTTATGTAAATCCAATCGGTATCTGCTGTTTGCGACATTACAAGCCTCCTTTTGCTATTTTAGGTGTTTTATCTCCAACAATAACAACTTCAGCTGGCCCAGAACGTTTTCTGCTGTTAAGCAATCCAGACGCTCTGTTTGCTGCATCAGAAAAAGATGGCGGATCAATCTTTCCGTTGTTGCCAAATTTCATGCTGTCTATAAAATTATTTCTTGATTTTTCAAATTTACTTGTATCCACATTAAATGGATCAGACATGTCTATTTTTGGTAAACCTAAAAATGGAGTGGTGTTGTTGTAAATTTCTTCTAAAAACCTATTGCCAGCACTTCCTATTCCCTTTACAACGCCTATTGCAATTCCTTTGCCTATTGTAATTCCTATTTCAGTAAAGGCTCCTGTGTATTCAAGTAAAAAATTGGCTGCGGCTTCTATACCATAACCTAAAGCCTTCCCTATGTCCTCGCCAATAATTTTGGCAATAGAATCTGTTTCAAGTCTTTTCCTTATGTTGTCAAAATAAAGAGATATTAAATCAACGAAACTCTCTAATTTAGTTCTTACAAATGCAATAGATTCGGCAACAGATTGACCCCAATCTTTAAAAGTACCGTTTTCCCTTAACTCCCTTATTTTTTCTATAAGTTCTTTCAGATATGTTTTTGTTAATGGCGCAATAGCATCACCAACTTCTCTAAACGCATACGTCATCGCGTCTCTGAACATGGACATCTGTCCAGGCAGAGTTGATATAAGCCTTTCGTTTGCGCCCTCAAATCGCATAAGCGAATCTATCAAAAGCTCTAGTTTTTTAGCTTGTGCAGTAGGGCTGTAGGATTTCTCAAGTTTAGCCAATCCTTTGGCTGCCTCAGACGAAATCAATGACATTTCACGCAAACGCATGACCGCCTCACCCATAGGACGACCAGCGTCAATCATAGAATATGCACGTCCAAACCAGAAAGCTACATCTTCTATCGCGTTAGGCGTCACAGAAGCTGCGTCCGCAATCAGCTTCATAGCGTCTTTTCCCGCCATAGCGTTTTCTGTAAACACAGTCAAATGGCGGTTAGCCTGCGTTAGTGAATCGACATCAAAAGTAACTGTCAGTGCTACATCTTCAATTTCTTTGATGCGTTTTTTTGCTTTTTCCGCACTGCCTAAAAGGGCTTCAAATTGAGCCTCGTATTTTTCAAATTGACCAGATGTTTGAAGAGATTTTACAATACCAGCAGTAACAACTGCGCCTACCGCCATTACTCCACGCTTTATCCCACGAACAATGCCACGACCGATATTTAGACCGATCCTCTGCATGCTTCTGGTAAGCCTCTTGCCCCAATTCAACAGCCTACGCCTGGCGGAACTAAGCGATTTGTTTAGCTTGCTGGTTCTTGCACCAATATCGACTATGATTCCTGCCATGATGCCTCCAGCTCACGTTGCAATTTCAAAAACTTGGCAATAGCACGAATGCGTGGCGTATCTTTAGGTGGTGAAGCAACTCCAGCTGCTTTTGCTTCAGACTCTATTCTTTCCTCAATTAAAGTCACTGCTGAGTTTATTTTTTCTGGAGTCGCGTCATACCACTCGTCTGGAGATCCACCAATCTCACGGGCCAGAATAGCACACAAAGACCACACGCTTATTCCGTTACTCTTTTCTTTTTTGGATTCGTCGCCTGCTGCAAGATTAAATACATCCTCAATCTTGGACATAGCCTTTTTAATAGGCACATCTAATGTTGCAATGTATTTAAGCAGTGCGAATTTGCTTGGCGTTCCTGAGATCTCATCTGGAGTGCGTTCCAAGTCTAGAGAATACAATGCGCCAGCGATCTCAAATATACCACCCTTGCAACGCTCAAAAATACGTTGCATCAACTGCTCACGAGCAAATGTCGGTTTCTTGAAAAAGTGACCGTCAATGCTGAACCAGTCGCAATCCTCGATTGCCTTTACGCCCTTTTCAATGTCGTCAGCAATTTTGTCTAGTTCGACAATTACTTCGACATCTTCAAGAGTCAGCGTCCGCTGATACTTCTCGATCAGCGGTTGCAGTTTCTCTTTCGTGTATGCCTTCATCGTCAAACGTTGCCTTATTGTACTCTATAAACCGCTCTTCAATCGGCATTCCAGACTCGCGTCTTTTTGCTTTAGGACTGTCATTTTCCATTACTCTGCCGTGGTAGAGTTCGCATCCACATCGGTAAATACATCAATATTGTAAGAATATACAATAGAACTGTTACTTTCGTATCGACTACGTGTCACAGTAAATTTAGTCGGTGAATCTGCCGTAGCCAATCCTTGATTGTAATTATAGACGTGATCTAAGATGCGGAGCATGACATCACGCCAGTCACCAGTGGTTCCGTCTGCTTCAGCAGCAGTCAGATCGGTGATGGACGCAATAGGGACGGTGATGTCCGTGCCATCCTCGCTCCATGATGCAAATAGACTTGATGGTGCTGGATCAAATGCCATTAGATTCCTTATGCGCTAACAAGTTCTTTAATGAACGTTGCGGTATAAGTGTCTGTTTCTTGGTTAGAATCGCTGTTCTCGTAAGACTCCAACGTGTAATCAGTGATAGATGGAGCAGATGCAAAAGTGCCAAGGCCGGACTCTGTATAGGTCAGCTTTGGAGTACGGCTTACAGCGTAAGACACCTGCCCGTCAGATCCCATGCTCTGGGTTACTTCGCATTCCCACCGATAGCTAATTTCAGTCGGTTCTCCAGATCCGCCAATAAGACCGGAAACAGAAGCAATATTTACAGCCTGTGAAATAGCGTAAGTGTTGCTGGTTACAGTTTCGCCACCATCAAAGGCAATCCCTTCAATGCTAACTGTAGGAGCAGAACCAGCGGAATGCGAAAGCTCTACGCTGTTTACAATGTAGCCACCTACGACATCTCCTAATGAGATTGAAAGGGTTTGCGAACCGCACACCTCGTATTCTGCTGATGCTGTTACAACCGTATTAAAAGGCGTAAGGCAGGCGATGTCCCCGCTTGCACCCAAAACCTCAACAATGTCTCTTGCATTGTTTGTGGAAGAGCTTTGGGCATTAAACCCAGCTCCAAGACTGAAAATGTCAGTTGCGCCTAAATCACCGATTGCCATGTTTAAATCTCCTTATATGGATATTCTTTATACTACATTATGCTCAAAATGCTGTCAACGCCTATTTGCTTCCGCATGCTTTGATGATCTCTACGTCCAGATTGACCATGTTTTCGCTTTCTTCAAACTGGTAGTCCCCACCAGTGCGCCGAAGGGCAATCGAGTTGAGCCTGGTCGTCTGTGCGCTGAAATTGCCATAATCCAAGGCATACGCCACAGACCCCATAATATCCACAAGGGTAGCTGCATACGAGTCCTTGCCTTCCAGATGCTTGGTCATGATCTGTATAGACAAATCGCCAGACCATTGATCCAAGCCAGCACCCATGTGCATCAGCGGACGGCATGCGATAAACACGTATGGCTTCACAGGAACGTCTCCAGGCGATCCAGAGGTCAGGTTGTCTATAGATACCCCTGTAATGCCGTCGGTGGCTAATTGAGCCGTTAAAACGGCTTTTACAGCAAGTTCAATGTCATTTTCTACATCTTGTACTGCCATTATGCTGCCTTTGCCCTTTTTTCAAATGCTTTCTGTCGCCGGATCAATCTGTTTTTAAGTTCGTTTTCCAATTTTTCAGCCGCCAAAGTCACAATCGGCCTTTCGATATTGCCATAACGCTTTCTGATGTACGTCAGTTTGTTGTTTAATCTAATACGCGCCTCTGTCTTTTTAAAGTCTTTTTTGACAGATGTCCACTTTTTAGAATCTCTCGTGATATACTTTTTTGAACCAGTACGCATGCGCTTTTCGCCTTTCACTTTCATTGCACCCTTTTTACCACCGCCCGTCTGGTTCGCCATAAACATGAATGCCTGACCAGCCAAACCTCTTCTGGCTATTTTCCTCATTGCCTTAATCTCAGCAGGAGTGTCATACTGCAAAATCTTTTCGTTTTTGTCAGGTCGAGTTCCTTTTCGTGTCTGCTGGTATTTGTACACACTTGGCGTTGTTCGCTTTGTCTTTCTTCGTTTGTACTTCATGTACTCGTTATACCGCTCACGTCCATGCTTTTCTGGGTCAGGCTGTGCAAAGTTCACGGCATGCGGGTTTGGATTTACCGGCACAAAAAACGGCTTTTTATTTTGGCGCAGGAAAACAATCCAATGCGTAGAGGTTCTGGATGTGTCTGTGCTTTTGTTGATCTTCTTTTTTCTTGGGGACTGCTTCCTTTGAATAATAGCACGTTCCCTTTTACCAGGCTCACAAAGATCATGACCCTGCTTGGCTGCCAAATTGGCTGCAATAGGCACTACTCTTTTAATGTCCATGTTCATGCCCTTGGCGAGATTTATCATCTCATCTGCCAGTTCTTTCTCACCCTTTACGTCAAATTGTATTTCGACAGCCATTAGTCTGAATCCATGCAGAAGATTCGGATGATTTGACCTAGTCCAGAGTAGCGCACTTCGCCTACTTCGTATTCCACCCCGTCAACGGTGACCACATCTTTCTCACGTGGCACAGTGGTAAAATCGTCGATCAGAAAGCGGAGGGAAAACATATCGCCCTCATCTTCACCATAATCGTGGATGCGGACTGTTTTGGTTTGTTGCGATTTAAGCGCACGGCACGTTTCGCCGTCATGACCCAGAGTTACAATCTGACCATGTTCATGATCGGCAGACCGAAGTTTCTCGAAATCTGCTTTTATCTGTGTGGCGTTAAGCATTGTAAAAAAAAGGGCTGGCTAGTGGACAAAGGACAAAAACCACTAACCAGCCCACCCTAAACGGGCGTTTTAACTTATGCTACAACAGCTTCAGTCGAAACGATCTGATCGGTGACGATGATCGGAATCCCGAAGGCATCGGCAGGGAACGGAGCGGGTGCGCCGGTCGGGTTCGTCGCAGTCCGAGACAACTGCAAGTACAGCAGGGCGTCGCGGTTCATTGCGAGGAACGAGGGCTGTTGTCCAGAGGGGAACTTGGACAGAAGCTCTGCGATGTCGTCGTCAGTCACAGCGGACTCGATGTTGCACAGGCGACCAACAGTGTACTTGTTGCCAGCCTGGAAGCCGAGGTAGCCGTCGATGTCGCAACGATAAGCACTGTAGGGGTTGCTGGAACCGTCTACTTTACGAACGTTGTAAACATCGGAGACTTCGATCAGTCCACCGTCCTGTCCGTTGAACACAGCTGCTGCGTCCGTGGGAGAGGTGCGGATGGCGTAGATGGAGGTCTGCACGTCAGCGGTGCTACCACCCTTGTCTACAACCATCGAGCTGTCGATGACGTCGATCAGACCCTGGAAGCCAGCGGTCAGACCGGGAGCTTGGTCACCGTAGATGAACTGCTTCTCAACAGTCACAAAAGCGGCGGCGAGGGAACGGCGGGTACGGTCAGCAATCCAAGCCTCTACACCACCTTTTCCGGTAGCCATAGCTTTGGCGATTGCCACGTCGTCTTCCCAAGAAGCGTCGAGGAACTTCAGGGTTTCCGTTTCCAGCTCGATGCTACCGGCAGAGTTGCTGATACCGGCATTAGCTGCACGGAATCCGCCACCAGCGGCTACGGTTTCACGGATGTACTTGTGAGTGTGGCCATGCGTGGAAGGCACGGCTTCCATTGCGTTAAGAACAGGAGTTCCTTGCAACAGGTTGGATACTTCGATCTCGACATTAGCGTCCCCAAGATTGAGGATACCTGCCAAGGTGTTGGTTGCGTCAGCCATGTTTTATTCTCCTAGTTGGTGGCTTAAAGTTTGACGTTACGAGCGATGTCCCGCTTTTTCGGGAGTGAGTTCCCATTACTGAAAGAGACGCCATCCGAAGAGACTTCGGACAACTCTTTTTCGGTTTCAGCAAGAGATACGGTTAGCTTCTCATTGAGAGCGGTCAATTCCTCGACCTTGGCTTTTAAGCCTTCATTCTGCAATTTCAGCGCATCAAGATAAGAGCCTTTGCTGTCAAAGACCTTGGTGGCGATTTCAGCACCAAATTCAGTAACGAGTCCACGGAACTCCGAGGCACTCATTTCTTCGACCTGTTCTTCCTCTACCTCAGCGTATTCTTTCACTTCGGTTTCTTCGGCAGGCTCTACAGCTTCTTCAGCTTCGACCTCAACAACGGCCTCAGACAATTCTTCACAATTCTCATGTGAATTGTCCGAATTAGCTTCCAAAAGCTCTTCTTCAGTTTCTTTATTTTCTTCGCTCATATTATATACCTCTAGGTACTCTTTAATGTTTACACCATATTGTTCTATGATGTCAACTATATTTAGGTTTTTAGAAAGAAGTGTTTTTACTTCGGGGTGATCGCTAAAGAATTTGTTCAACTGGCCTGCTGGAGTTGCATATGAAAATAAGCCGTCAGGATTTGCTGCCGGTTCATCCACAAAATCGCATCCAAGCATTTTGCCACATACCACGTATAACTCATCAGACAGTTCGTCAGGATCGCCCTCATAGTCCTCGTATTCCTCACGACCATATTCGTTAAACGCTACCATTACGTCATTGCCTTCCTGATCTTTGCGGTAATGACCACCTACCTGGAACACAATAGAAGTGCCAAATGCTTCTGGATCTTCTTTTGCCAGCCCAAGAATGTGATTCTTAAATCCTTCGTCGGCATAAGATCCGAAATGCAAATCTCCGTAGAGTTGCTTGCGGTCTTTGGATACTTTGAAGTTCTTAAAGCGTCCGACGGTGGTTCCAAGCGATTCGTTGCACATGCTCGGATGCCCGAACCGTGCTTTCAACCCCAGCTTCATGCCTTCTGATTGAGCAAACGCTTCGGAGATGAAACTCTCGTCCAAGTAGACTCCGTGACCCAGTGCTTCGCCAGCAGTGATGATGGAACAGGAGCGGATGACGTCGCCATCTACTTTGTCAGGTGCAGCGCGGAGTGCTTGTAGTCGAATCTGTTTATTGTTCATCTTGCATCTCATTCTCTTGTTCTCGGATCTCATTGTCAAGTCTATTGTCACGCTCAGAACGTGCGCCAGGGTCGCCAATGTAAACAGGAACGTCCAATTCTTCGGCACGACGCAGGAACTCAGACTGCCGTTGCAGGACTTCGTAAACGTCAACACCACGCTCTTTGCCGAGGTCGGGGATTGACTTCAGTCCAAGGGCGATAGCCCGTTCCTCTGCGGCGATTTCGCTTTCTTTGTCCAGCCAGGGTGTAGGGGTTGCCCGCACATGCACAAAGTCACGAAGTTCGTTGTAGGGAATCGGAATGTCGCCATTGCGTGTCCACATGTCCAGCTTCCAGTCCACGTACTGCTCGTATGCAGCCATGTTCTTGGCACGCTTGGACTCTGCGCTTATCTCGTACATCTTGCGGTCTGCAATCACTTTTGCGAAGTTACTGCCGGTCGCATCAAAGAAGGAGAACGGAATGTCCAATGCCAGCAACGCAGAGCGTATTGCCAATTCGGTGTAGTCTTTGACCGACTCCGGTGGCGTCTCGGATTCGATGGTCTGGATCTTTTCGCCTTCCATCAAGTTGACGCTGAACGGGCCAGACGAGATGTCCACCTCACGTGAGGTGTCGGTCATGTTCTCATCGACATAGGACGGGTCTTGATCCTCGATCTCCAGAGCAGATGATGGCAGACCGTCTCCAATCCCCTCCACGGCTTCTTTCTGGATCGCATAACCAAACAGCGCATGCAGTTTGATTTTCAGCAGGATGTACTCCATGCCCTCTTTAATGTCCATGAGCTGGTTGACAGCACACATGAGCGGGGATTCGCCACGTGTCTGCGAATAGCGGTTAAAGTAGCCACTGTAGATTGCGTCACGTGCCAGAACACGACGATCATAGACCAGTTGGCGTCCGTGTGCGTTGTACTTGCAGACGATGTAGGATTTGACCCCGCCAAACTCGTCCAGCTCCAAGCCGTGGTCGCTGACTTTCTTAAAGCCGTTTTGGTCTACGACGTTGAGATAGCCAGGCAGATCGTTAGGACGTGCGATGCGTGAGCCTTCGACCAGCTGGATCGCTCCGTAGCGGTTTGACGACTGCCGGTTGATCTTGACCATCATGGAATCGCCGTCGATGACCTTGTTCAACTCAAACAGCCGGAAGGCTTCGTCGATGGAATGCCGACGGGCTGCGTCAAAGTTACGTGCTTTGCCGTGCCACTTGAACAGCATCTCGATGTTGTCACGGATCTCTTTCGGAATCGCAGAGTCCACTTCCACGTAGAACGAACTGACTGCGTCCAGATGGCGACGGATCATCCAGCCTGCCAGCGGGATGTTCTCCAGCACATCCTGCGTAATGCGTTCGCCTTTCTTGCGCTTCTGCTTGCTGAACACGATGTCCTGGTGTGGACGTTGTGACGCTGAAACGTTCTTGCGCTTGGTGTTGGTCTGGGTTGCCTCGTACTCAAACTTGGCAACGTTATCGTCCTGCTTACGCATCGACGCACGATCCAACGCTTTCTTGGATGTTAGTTTGTCGCTCATAAGTAGGCGTTACTCATGTTGACGGATTGCATCATGGGGTTTGACCCATTCGCCCGTGAGATCAACGAGGATAACCGTGACTCCATGCGCTCCAGTCGATAGATTGTGGCACGTGTGTACGAAATGCCATCGTCCAGTGACATGGACTGCCCTGCGGTTAAAACTTCGTCAATCGCTGCACGGACTTTGGCACGTCGATCCACTAATTGTTTGATGTCTGCCCTGCTCATTAGATTTAAAGTAAAGAAAAGGACTGCGATTGTCAACAGTCCTTCTCTTGTTTGATTTATTTAGCCAGAGCGTTCTGAATCCACTTCGGCGTATTCGTGCCACCTTTCGGCCTGCCTCGCATTCTTGGTTTGGTTGCCAGACCAGCATTTTCCAGATCCTCCCAAGTGGCTTTGTTTTGCCGTACGTATTTGCGAGCGGTCTGATAGCATGCAAGACACAGACCACGTGGGCCGTCGCACTCTCGGTTGCATTCGGGGTTTAAGCACATGTCGTTTCCTTTGGTTAGGGTTCAGCATCCGGCATAATGCTTTTTTAGATAAAAACAATCCCTAAAAACAAAAAATAGCCAAATGTGAACCAGACACCCCTTTTTGTGAATTGGATGCCTGTTTTTGTGAACCGACACCCAAAATCTGTGAATCCATCTGAATCGTGAAAAAATTAACGATATAGAGAAAACTACTGTATTTATTGAGTATATTGTATATATATATATATATATTATATTATAAGTACCTATTTTACCACCTAATTCACATACCCCCCATTCCCCTCCGTTCAGATTTTGGCAGGGGTTTTTCCGTATGGATACCATGTGAATTTTGTGAATTGCATTTTACCACGGCTACAAGTGCATGGCTCAACGGCATTTACAGAAGAAAAGTGATTCAGATTTGGCATGTGAATTGGATGTGAATTCACAAAATCTGTGAATCTGGACTGTTAAGTTCCTGCTAAATTCGGATCTGTGGCATGGCTCGCCGTCTGGCTCTCGACCGCTGCCCCTTGGCCGGAACTCTGGCTCGCAGACCTGTCTCACTGGCTCCCTTGAAACTGGTTCCGACAAATGCACCCACCATCGCGTCCAACAAATCGTTGTGCGACCCAACCTTCAAGAACCACTTGTAGAACTCGTTTCCGCCACTGGTCTCTTCGATGTACTCCTCCAGCACCTCGGCACACACCTCGTCTGCCAATCGCTTGTGGTCAGTTGGCTTGCTTCCGAAAATGGTCACAGACCCTGGTGCGCCAGATGGGAGCAGGAACGCTTTCTGGGATCTCATGCGCCAAGCATCAGCGTTATGCACCAACACCCTGCCTCGCTTCTGCCAATCCGCAACGTGGAAGTTGTCTCCAGGCTTACCGACTAAGCTGGTCGGGCGGTATTGGTTGTAGGAGCGTCCACGACTGGGATACACCGCTGTTCCAAGCCTATGGCGGTTCGCTTCGCACCATCGGAACACCAAGTCCATCTTGAATCCGCAGTCAATCAGCACCAAGTCTGGATACATGGCGGTTCCGTTTTTAACGTAACGCTTGCTGGCAATCAGTGGGATATGTTGCTCCAAGGCTTTGGCAATCGCCAGTTCCTCGCTCGCATCTGCCTTGTTACGCCCTTCTGGACGCTCATAAAGCGGTTTGCCGTTACCTGGGTAGGTCTGGTAGTCGATGATGTACCTGACGCCGTTATTGGTCGATGCCATGACCACCGTGTTAAGCCCGCTGTAGTTGATGTCCGTCATGCTGACAATGATGTTGGCGTCCCGTGGCACTTCGAGGCGTTTCATGCCGTTGGTTGCGGTCATCACGTTCATCTCTTCCAAGATATACGGAGATCCGCCTGTGTACTGCACCGGCTCGTTCTGGTATTCTGCCAAGAACGCATTCTTGTCGTCGAAATACAGATTCATGGCGTGTTGGAGTGCGGACTGGTCTTTGTCGAACTTCCGCTCCTCCCAGTAGACTTCTGCACCGGCGTCCATCTTCTCTTTGTTCTTGGCGTAGAACTCATTCGCCTCTGTGGTGGGTAGCTCCTGTTGCATCGCTGAAATGCGGAGCATGTTGTACTCCTCCCACAGCGTGTCCAAGGCGTCAGGCCAGTTGATGACCATTGGCACTTTGGTTGCCCGCCATTCGGGGTGTTTCTTCTTGTCGAGGAAGCGACAGGCGAGGTCGTTTGGGTAAATGACTGTCATCGCCATGAAACACGCAATCTGCTTACCAGGCCCCGCTAAACCTTGGATGTCACCCGTTATGGTATTTTCACGGTCGTTGATCTGGCTAAGGCTCTTTGCGCTGGCACGTGTTTGCGGGTCGTCAATCAGCACGAAGTCAGGTCGCAACACTGCGCCTTCATCGGTTTTGGTCTGCATGCCTCGAATACGTCCAGTAATCCCGCATGCGTGTAGAATGGCTCCTGACCACTCGTCCCCTTCTTTTGAGGGGGTGCTTGGCAGTCGGATCTGATCTGTACTCCATTTGATGAGGCATGGACTCTGGTCGCTGTTGAGCAAATGCCGGAACTTGTTGCTCTGCCCGTCGCCACGCTCCAGATATGCTTGCAACTTAGGCCAATACTTGCCGATACCAGCTCCGAGCCACAACTCGACCTTGATGCTCTCCAAAAGCCCCTTGGCAGCTTCGCTTTCGTTGCCGATGATCGCGCCGTATTTCAAATGCCCGTAGAGCGCACCCCAGATGAAAGCAGCCGTAGCTGTCGTGGACTTGCCGGAACCACGTGGCATAGCGTCCGCAGTCTTGCCTCCCTCCAGAATCACGTCCTGCATCTTTTTGAGCATGGACTTGTGGTGCGGGCCAAACTCCAACGGGAAAGCATTCGGCATGACCTGCTTACAGAACGACTCCAAATCGTACCTCCAGACCTCACGCTCTTTCTTGGCTACAATCTCCAGATCCTCGTCCCACTGGACAACCTTCGCTGCCTTCCGCAACTCCTTGTCTTTCTGCTCACGTTCAAGATGGTAGCCTGGTCGATGCCTATTGTTATTTGGATTCATTGTCACCCTTCAGCATTTGTTTGATCGCCTTACGCACTAACTCACCGATGGATACGTTTCGCTCATACGCCAATCGACGCAATGCGTAGTGGAGGGTTTCGGGTATAAGTATTTGGAGTCGTTTCATTTGGATTTCGTTTTGAGTTGTTTTGCAGAACAGAATTTGCAATGAATATTTTTTTACTCGTGAACCTACACAATAACACATGCTATCTGAACTGACAACCCAC